CAAACGGATGTGGCGTAGAGCCATTAAGGAACACTTCAACTGTCAATGCGTTTATTGTGGAGAACATTATGAATTACATGAACTTACTTTGGATCACGTTGTGCCTCGCTTTGTTGGGGGACAAACGATTACAAGAAACTTGGTTCCATCCTGCCGGAAATGTAATCAAGAAAAGGGGACAAGCAACTGGTTATCCTGGATGCGAGCTACGTTTGGCTGCAATCCGGGTAGAGAACAAATGATTTTATCGCACATTAAATAATGCCAAAAGAATATATGCATCTGGGAGAAGTTCCAGATTCTGTTTTTCAACAACAACTGTTTGATTATTTACAACGGAAAGAGGATAACCCAGATGCTAAACGGGTTTCTGCCCAGTTTGAATATAATGGTACAAAATATACCTTTCAACGAGCCCGTAGTTCTTCTGGTTTTCAAATTAAACGTTCTAGTGAACGTGTTCAAAAAGAAGCTAAACGTCGTGTAGCAGAAAACAAACAAACTGTTAAACTGTCGTCTGCTGAACAGATGATGGTTGACAATATTTATGATGAAGCTTCAAAACGGAATTTAGACGTTGATCACGTTTATCCCGTTTCCAAAGGCGGACCTACTAATGCTCCGTGGAATTTAAAACTGATGCAATCTGACTTAAACAGTGCTAAAGGCGCTCAAGTTGGTGGCAATTGGCAGTATGAGCCTTTGATGCAAGCTGTAGATCAGGTTCGTCAGTTAGTAAATAAATTAAATAAACCTACAGCACGGTTTAGAGCCGGTTCACCAATGGGTATTGATCTTATTGGTGGTCCAATGACAGATATTATGCCACCCTCACAAGAGGGTTACGGTCCTGGCGGTATTATCCGCACTATTCCTACTGCACACGAACGACTTTAACACCCTATGTCCGAAGTTTTAGCTGCCCTACAGGGCGATTTTAAAGTATTTTTACAAGCACTGTGGGCGCAGCTAGACCTGCCTGAACCTACCAGAGCACAATATGCCATTGCCGACTATCTGCAACACGGACCCAAGCGACTACAGATCCAGGCGTTTCGTGGTGTCGGTAAAAGTTGGATTACTGGCGCTTTTGTGCTCTGGACTTTATTCAATAACCCCGAAAAGAAGATCATGATTATCTCCGCTTCTAAGGAGCGGGCAGATAACATGAGTATCTTCCTTCAAAAACTTATCATTGAGACACCTTGGCTTAAACACCTGCAGCCTAAGTCGGATGACGCCCGTTGGAGCCGGATTAGCTTCGATGTTAACTGCTCACCGTCACAGGCTCCGTCCGTCAAAAGTGTCGGCATTACGGGTCAGCTGACTGGTAGCCGTGCCGACCTGATGATCCTTGATGACGTGGAGGTGCCTGGCAACTCTATGACGGAGATGATGCGTGAGAAATTGCTTCAACTCTGTACGGAGGCTGAGTCAATTCTCACACCAAAGGAGGACTCCAGGATCATGTACCTGGGTACCCCTCAGACCACTTTTACCATCTATCGTAAACTTGCAGAACGTAATTACCGCCCCTTTGTTTGGCCAGCTCGTGTTCCTCGTAAGTTTGCTAACTACGAAGGACTGATCGCTCCACAGCTCCAGGAAGACGTAGATATGGGTGCTAAACCCTGGAGTGTAACTGACCCTGACCGTTTTAGCCATGAAGATCTTCTCGAACGTGAAGCAGCAATGGGACGCAGCAACTTTATGCTGCAGTTCATGCTTGACACAAGCCTCAGCGATGCTGAGAAATTCCCACTCAAGATGGCTGATCTTATCGTCACCAGTGTTAATCCTAAGTCCGCTCCTGATGATATCATCTGGTGCAGCGACCCTAGAAACGTCATCAAAGAACTTCCGACTGTTGGGTTACCTGGAGACTATTTCTATGGTCCAATGCAGATCCAAGGGGAGTGGGGAGCATATCAAGAAACAATTTGCTCAGTTGACCCGTCGGGTCGAGGAACTGATGAGACAGCAGCAGCTTATATCTCCCAGCGAAACGGTTACTTGTACCTGCATGAGGTGCGAGCTTACCGAGACGGTTACTCAGACAACACGCTCCTGGACATTCTAAAAGGATGTAAAAAGTTTAACGTTACCAAGCTTGTCGTTGAGACTAACTTTGGTGACGGTCTTGTGGCTGAGCTATTCAAGAAACACCTACAACAGACAAACCAAGGTATTGACGTAGAAGAGGTACGAGCTAATGTCCGTAAAGAAGAGCGTATTATTGATGCCCTTGAGCCTATCCTTAATCAACACCGCCTTGTTGTTGATCGTAATGTCATCGACTGGGACTACAACTCAAATAAAGACGACGCTCCAGAAAAACGTCTCCTCTATATGCTCTTCTATCAGATGAGTAGAATGTGTCGGGAGAAAGGTGCGGTTAGACACGATGACCGGCTTGACGCACTTGCACAAGGCGTTAAATACTTTACCGACGCCATGTCTATCTCGGCACAAGAGGTAATAAAACAGCGTAAACGTGACGACTGGAACGACCTACTAGAAGCCTTTATAGAAGACCCACAACAAGCAACAGATCACCTTGTTTTAGGGTTTACATTAGACCAAAGAAGACAAGCAAGGGGTAATTCTAAAAGCCAGTCACCGACTTGGATTTAAGAGGTCCCTGACTTATACAGGAAGAAGGGTGGACTTCCTGTAGTGGGGAGACGTAAAACTCTCCCCCTTTACTACAGAAACAAGACGACCAATTCTACTGACTCTTCTTACTGTTAATCCACCGACTGAATCAAAGACGCTTTTACTACTGTATGTCCACCTCCCACCACACCGTACAGCTAGTCCATCACACCAACAAAGGTGATGAACTTGTAGCCTATATGGCACGGGTATCTAACCCAGCTAATCAGAACAACACTAAGACAAGTGCTCGTCTTATTAGCTATTTGATTGAACATAAACACTGGTCACCGTTTGAGATGGTGAACATGTGTGTAGAAATCGAGACTACTCGGTCAGTAGCAGCACAAATACTCCGTCACAGATCCTTCTCCTTTCAAGAGTTTAGCCAGCGTTATGCCGACGCATCATTGCTTGGTACCGGCGTTGTACCGGAACTACGTCTGCAAGACCCGGTTAACCGCCAGAACAGCATTGAGGTAGAAGAAGAAGACCTCTTTTTAAAACAAGAAATAAAGCAGCTTTACAAGCATTCGGAACAGATCTACCGTAAGCTGTTGGAAGCAGGAGTAGCAAAGGAGTGTGCAAGAGATGTTCTACCCCTCAGCACCCCTACTCGAATGTACATGAACGGTACCTTGCGGTCTTGGATCCATTATTGTGACCTAAGATGCGCCAATGGAACGCAAAAGGAGCACAAACTCATTGCAGATCAAGCTAAACAGCTCATTGCAATGTGTTTTCCTGCTTGTTATGCAGCGGTCTGGGCATGATACGGGTCTTTTTACTGGTGTTAGCGGTGTTCGTCGGTATTGAACTGGCTCATACTGGCTATCACTGGGATAACTGTCCTAAACCTAGAATTTTTGACAGAAATTTGTAAACCCATATACTACGTGGTGGCACGGACGCTTCCCCCATAGGGGTACCCGTGTCACGCGCAGGGATGCACCGGTCCCCGCCAGTGCTCGCCCGTTGTAACCCGTGCATAGCTGCGCGTAACCGGCGCTCAGCCGCGTCCTACCGGCTCCAAACCGGCTCAACACCGTGCCAAACCGGCTGCGGCAGCTGCATTTCTGCCTATCTGTCGGCGTTCGATCAGTGTAATTTATGTCAACGATAAGCAACGGTTATAAGCCAGTCATACCAACGGATCTGACCCAGCCAATCACAGTGATAAGCAGATCTTATGGGGATTGCTGCCCCAAACCGCCTCGTGACGGTCTATCATGACTGAGATGACTGATTGAAGGTCTTGATCTCGACTCTCCCTGTTAAGGGGGAGGAGAGTCTCGATCTTCAACCATCAGTCACTCCCACCGAACCTTGACAACTGCATAAGCACACCGCTTCCAGAGCAACTGGTAGACAGCGACGACCGGCATGGGTTCTTGACCGGGAGGTGTGGTAGACACAGACAGCGGAGCCACACGCTTTGTTTGCTCATGGCACAGCGCAGCGCCTCCTGCGCCTTACAAGTATGCTCAAGGCACACCACCTGCACCCTGCACCGACAGGCTGCCCGTTTGAGTCGGGCTGTACGGTCTTGCTGCTCCATCAAGGACGCAGCTCACTGTTCACTTTACTTTGCTTCACATGTTCTTCAACATCCAACCTCGTACCTCTGACGCTGTTGCTTGCCTTCAGGTCTCGCCTGTCCTCGGCGTTGTCCTCGTTGAGTTTGCCAACGGTTACAGCTACGAATACACTGGCGTTAGCCGTCGTGCTATCGCTAACCTGATGCTCAACCCTAACATGAGCCTTGGGTTCTGGGTTAACCAGAACTGCATCCGCCCTGAGCGGACTGCCTGCCTGACCCTCGTCTGAGTGTCTCGTTACACTCGACTGATGTAGGTTACACTGAGGGCATCCGTGCCCTCTCTGTAGCTGACATGCTACACATGTTCACTTGCTTACATACACACATGACTGCAACTGTCTCCGCATCTGCCCAAGCTCGCTACGAGCTGTGGTACGACAGCAAGGACGCAGACACACAGGCTCTCATCGACGAGATCCACGAGTCCACCTCGTACATCATTGACGAGGATGAGTATGATGCATTCATCTCCATGCTTGACGCTGACCTGAACATCACCACTGCTGAGCAGTTCTGTGAAGCATTCTCAGGTGAGTGGATGGGTGTCGGTGATAGCGTCACCAGTGAGTTCACCGAAGAACTCATTGATGATTGCTACTCTCACGAGATTGCATCAATGCCTAGCTTCCTGCAGAATGCTATTGATTACCAACTCGTTTGGTATCAGTCAATGCGTTATGACTACTACGATCTGGAGTTCAAAGGTAACACTTACTTCTTCAATCGTAACGTCTGATAGTTACACTTAGGCATCGCATCTTGCGTTGCTTTTCTGTAGCTCTCATGCTACGTGTTCACTTAAAACTAACATGGAGTATCAAATCAACTACACCAATGGGCGTGACATATGCGCCACTGAGTACATCACTGCACGTTCACACATGGAGGCATGGTCGAAGGGATCTGCCCAAGCACAAGGACGTGAGCGTGTACATAGTGTGTACCCAATGACTAACATTTTTAAGGAGTTTAACTAATGACACAAACACAGATCAACAACGGCATTGCTTACGCATTCATGTGGCTTGCTGAACTAAATCCTGATTTGTATGATTATTGGGTTAACACTCTTTACACTGTAGAGGGTGACTTTGTAGAGAGTATGTGGAGTTTAGCCACCCTTAATAAAATGGGTGACGATGTGATGTTTAACTGGAAAATTACTAACTGAACTAATGCCTGAAACTAACATCATCCTCGCAGTTATCGGCTGCGTTGGTCTACTCTCTACCCTTGCTGTTTACTCCCGAGCTAACAATGCTAACGCCCGCTTTGAACGCCGACTCATGCGACAGCGACACGTTGTCGATGTGGCACATGGGGATGAGTGATGCCATGCATATGCTTGACCTACCCTGGCAAGCTACCATTAACAAGACGCACCAAGGACATGATACTTGGGTGCGTTACTTTCTCGATTACGTTGAGGTATTGAATGACTAGATCTCGTGAATGGCTGCTACTTAACGCAGTCGAATGCTGGCTACATTACTATAGCTCACCCAACACACCTACGGTTGAGCAGTATAAACAACTGCAAGCAGAGTTCCATGATGCATACATGGCTACTCTGAACAAGGACGCAGACACACCTGAACCTAAACCCTCTCGCAAACGTACAAAGAATGATTCACAATCATCCGCCGAAACTGTATGAAGTAAC